TCCAAGACTGCATTGCCATTCTCGTCCTTTACCTGATACCGTGCTGAGATTGCTTCCATAGCCATGATGTTACCTCCAGTTGATTTTGTTATTTGTGGGCTAGATGCCCGATTAAGTAGGAAAGAGACAGGATTCGAACCTGCATCACTATCCGAGTGTATTTCATCCCCGAGTCGAACGGGGCTAGGAGCTACCTAGCGTCTATCCAATTTCGCCACTCTTTCCTTTTCTTACTTGCCGTCACTATGACGACGATTAAATGGAGCACGATGTGTTCCGATTGAATGGCCATTATACCATGTTGGTTGGGTATGTCAACAACTAATGAAATTATTTATTCATTCCTCAGGATGTGATAGATTCAGGAGGAATCATTAAAGCCCACTTAGATGGTAAATATCCTCTTGCTGTACAATATTCATCTTGATAAGCGTCCCATATGCACGTAATCCATCCATCATCATCAGACCAGAATCCTTCTACTATTCCAGTATGATTAAAATCTTCGTCAACCCAGTCAGCAGACCATAGAAGTAAGACGGTTCCATCTTTTGGGGCTGATACAATATCTTGCCAGTTCATAATAAATCCTCCTTACGGGATGATAGGTTTGTGAGAACCAAGTTGAATATCCTGAGGTCCTTCGTCCACTTCTCGGATTACCCATTTCCAGTCAATATAAATAGCAGCATCAAAACCGTCTTCAGCAAATATTACTTCCCGATCTTCAGAAGTAGCTTTCTCCATAGCTTCTTCAAGGGAGTTGGCCTTTACAGTGGTATGTGCTGTGAGTGGAACCTTGGCTACAAAGTGATAAGTAGGCATAGTAGATCTCCGTGGGTAAGAGTTGCGTAGAGTATTAGGAAGGTCATAAGGATTCCTTTTTAGAGTATTCACCAATCTGTGACATTATATCACGACCGGCATCTGAGAGATCTGGGCAGTCTGTTATGGATTGAAGTTGAAAGCAGAAAGGTGCAGACCAAGTAGATACTTGTTTAGCTATTTCGTTGAAGAAGAGAGCTTGATCCTCAGCAAACATACAGCAGAAGGCCTCTGCTAATTCAGCGGAAGTAGGAATAATTTCTACTTCTATATTACGTCTTATCATTAGAACTCCTCCAGGGGAATAGGTTTGATTAGATGAGTGAGGCGAGGCCAAGGTTGAGAGTGCCACATAACTTCCACTATGCTAGGGTAGCGGTATGCTAAGGAATAGTGAGTAGTGCCCTCAGGCACAGGGATTGAGTCCTTCACTTTGGTAAGGTGGAAGGAAACTCGATTGTTTTGGATAGTGTAGTACATACTATAGTCCCTTCGGCAGGCCGGCTGGTTCAGATGGTTGACACTTACAAGTGATGGAAGAGAGGAGTTCCTCGATGAAGGCAGCTCTCTCATCCTTATTGAGGGAGGCCAAAACTTCCTTCATTTGATCAGCCTTGGGCATGGAACTCCGAGTGTACGTAGGTTGAGTGGTTGGAGTGTGTTTGGGAACCCTCTTGACCAAGCCAGAGAGTTCAGCCTGCCTAATGATGATGGCCGTCTGCAACTCAGACCACTTCTTTCTCTCAGCCTGGGCTTCCACTAGTTCGGCCTCAAGTTGCCTCTCCCAACAGAGGGAGTCAGTGAGGGAGGCTCGGACGGAGGCCAGGGCAGAGCGGAGGGTTGATAGTTTGGTCATTCTATTGATTGATTGCTTTGTTACATTTTGTAACGTAGCAATATCCTCGACCAGATCAGTCGAAGGACCTGGAGGTAGTGAGGTTGGACATGCCTCGGATAGTGGAGCGTATTCTTTAGTGGAAGTTCTCTCTTCTCTTTCTTCAGACATTTGGTCTCCAGTGCTGCCGCTGGCAGCGAGTGTTCTTAGGCTTGGCACATTAGTGCCACAAGTTGTGACAGGGCTAGACTCCGAAAGCGCAGGTACTATGGCTAGGATATCCTCCAGAAGATTTAGAGACTGTACGAACATCCATTACTCCTTTGATTATATCTTTACGGTATAAGGTGAAGAGCCTTCTAGTCTCTGTGATTTCACCCTTACCTTTAATGAAGTTAGGAGAGTTTTTCATCTTGAGGCAATGGAGATATTCAGATGGATTATTGGCATCTACGACAGTTATCCCTATATCCTTAACACAAGCTACTACACGACCTTTGTATCTAGTACCATCTGCTGCAATGTAAGTTATGATTTTATCCTCAAACATGATAATCTCCTTTGTTATCCAGTTATTTCATCAAAACAGAGTTCGCACAATCCTGAGATTGAGTACTCTTTGCGTCCTGCAGGAGAGTAGCACCGAGGTCCGGCAAGTTTCTTACAGTTGATACATACGCCTATCTCCAGTGCCTTGGATAGAGGGATTCCAAACAGCCGGCGGGCAAGATCCTCTTGCAATGCATGTAGTGAAGCACTAACGTGCTGGGGTTCAGAACTCATTTCTTCATCTCCATTTGTTAAGTTTAGACTACTCGATTGGAGGGATTTCTCCCAATGCTTCAAACATTCCCTGAGTCCTTTCCCTTCCCTCCTCGATCTGGCCACCTAGTTCCTTGAGGAGGCGCTCATTGAGTAGGGCCTGTGCCTGAAGGAGCTCAGGTGAATCGTTACCTACAGCAGCATCCTTCCTCCCTTTGGAGTGAAGTTTGATCTTCTCTACGGGATCGAGGAAGGTTTGGAGAGAATTAGGGTTGATCTTACCTTCTTTGGCTAAGGCTTTGAGGACATTGGTGCGCTGCACCCCTTGAGTCATTAGGCCAGTGGTGGCAAGCAACTCTGATGCAGCTTCCTGAGAGTCGATGAAGTCGACCATATGAGATGTTACAAGCATCTCAGCGAATGATTCCAAGGAGAGTCTGGCTAGCTCAGATATGGAACGAGGTGATTCTCCAGCCCTACGCCAGAATGCCACTAGGGTGGCCAAGTGACGCATGTCTGCCCTGGTTGAAATGGCAAGGGTTGCTTTCCTAGTGTGGACTTGATCAAGTTTTGACATTTATAGTACCTCCAATTAGATAATGAGTTATTGCTATATTACAATATGGAACATAGCAGTATGTGATTACTGGAATGCTCCTTATCAGGTGATCACTATCCGCGATCCAAGTTCAAATTAAACATCTCATTAATATTAGCTATAAGGGAATCTTTCTCAATAGAGGTGATATTACCTGTATAGAGTAGTCCATTAATGTAACCATTAAGGTAACCAAAATTATAGTTGTAGTCTTCTAGTACAGTTTCTTCGTTGTAAGGTCTAAGATTGGATTTAATACCTTCTATTTCTATTACTGTCATAGTGTCCCCATTGAATTAATTATGATGGATACTTGTATGATCATCTATACAATATTTACATATACCATCAATATTAGTGCTAAATACTAACCTTTCACACAAGTCGCAAGAGATGTAGGAAGTATAAAAGTCTACCATATTTACATTATCATCTAGGATTTGATCTAATTCCAATTCATTATCCTTATTCTTAATAGTATTAGAATTTTTCATAATATTAACCGTGTGGAGGGCCGAAGCCCTCCGTTGTTGGTGAATTAGTATCCCTTCATCATTTCAGGCCTGCCCATTTTGGCCCAAAACATTTTCCAAAATCTCCGGGCGATAAATCGCCTGGCAATGGATGGGCGGAGTTTTAATGCAAAATCAGGTAATTCAAATATTGTGTACTTTGTCCATGATGGTAACATAGCTTTTCACCTTTGGTTGAGGATTATTGGTTGGACCATATTCTGGCCTTTTGATAACCATACATTACAACAATGTGATGCATTTGTCAACAACTGGAATGAATTAAATTAGGCTCTGCGAGCCTGGCCAGAATGGCCATTTGCTATATTACAATTTGGAACATAGCAACCAATGGTTGCTGGAAGGATAGGGTGAAGGTGATTGCTATCCGCAATCCTACAAACCCTTAGGCAACTGTGGTGATAGAGCCTGAATCAAGGGTGCAAAGACCTCTTGGGCAGCATGACTACCAAAGTAAATGAGGAGGCACACGACTGTGGCAGCCCCAAGGCTCCACAGGACTCCTAGACAAATTGCTTCGGTGGACATTGTAGAAAGGGGTGTGAAGGAGTTCTTGCGTGATGTGGAACGAGAAGTAGATTTCATAACATACCTCATTAGGTTAATTGTTGGGCAAGTGTACAGGGCTGACATCACTTTGTGTGATGGACTACTACCTATCCCAGTTAGGAACTTCACCTTTCCACAACTTGGTTAACTCCATAGCATATTCAATAGACCTGACACGAATCCACCTAACTCCAGGCTCACCATAGATGTAGTGAAACCATACATCATTGTTGTCATCTATTGTAATCTCTGCCACTTTCTTCCCTTTGTGGAAGAACTCATAGAAGAGATCACCATGAGTTTCCTCTTGCTTCTTACCCTTCTTAGCCATAAGCCCTCCTGAGGTTGGTTGAGTAGAATGGAATAGTTCCATTATTCGCATATTATAACATGGATGTAATCCATTGTCAATATCTAACAATATTATTATTTTCCTTCTATTGGTGATATAGACACAGAGTGTCATGGTTGTCATGCACATAATGGCATTAATGCAACTAACGTAGTTAATGGATCGGGTTTGTGTGCTCATCCATGCCATATTCCATTGGTACATTTAACATAAGTGATTTATATATAAGTAGTAATTAATGTATATATGTAATATTAGTATTATATATTCTATCTTAGTTATATATAGATTTTTTAAAAGCATGACAAATCATATTAACCCCCATAAAACCCCATGACAATCGCGCACACAGGGCCGATCCGTTAGATGCATTACCTGCATTAACTCCATGCATTGCATGACAATATGACATGCATGACAATCGGTCACTGCGTGACCTTTGCTAATACTCCATATACTCCCAATAAAGGAATTGAAACCTTTTGGAGAATTCATAATAATGTCCGGCCTCGATAGATGCCTGCCTTTCCATAATTCTGTACACGATCCAATGTTTCATAATGGTTCTCCTATGTTCCATAATGTAATGTAGGAATGGCCCCTTTCGAGGCCACTCCCATCATTTGCTTGACCGATATTAACCTTGTTCGGCCTCTTCTTTAGCCACTGCTGCCTCGATGAGGCTATCATACATTTCCTGAGTGATAAACCCTCCCATGACCAGAGCGTCGAGACGCTCAGTCTCACTCATCTTTGCCATATCTGCTGCAACGGCTTTCTTCTGCTCTTCGATGGTCATGACCTTGGCCACTCGCTTCGTGAACATGGCCTGACCTATGGTCAATTCCCGGGGATAATCCCCTTTCATGAATTGATCCCAGTTGTTTCGGATCTGCGATTGAATCTCCACTGTGTATGCCTTGAGGGCATACTTCAGCATTGTGGCGTCATCGCATTTCTCCACATTCACCACGACGTCGAATACATTACCAGCCAACTTCTCCTCGTTGTTCATTGCGATCTTGAATTTCATTTCCATGATGTTCTCCATTAGTTGTGGGTTGTGGCCTTATGGCCTATGCTACATAATACTTGTCATCTTTGAACCATACTTCACCGGAAAACCTTTTCACTCTCATAAGGGCATTGGCATATACCCATCGTTGCAGTGCCCATTGATGCAGGTCACCATTGTTGCATTTGAAGAAATGCTGTAACCTCTTCGACATATATGCTTCAGTATACACCTTCTTCATAATATCCTCCAGTTGTTGTTTGATGTAATTCGCCTCACATGATTCCATTATACACCATTGCCACCCAGGTGTCAACTCCATGTATCACCCATGGCGATGCGAAGGGGTGCGATGGGGGAAAGCTAGTGGGCGACGCATTAGAACCCCTTGTTTACATTGTGTGCAAGAATTCGATTAGGCACCATTTGGTGTAAATGAATCTTCTACGTTACAAAATGTAATATAGGGAATGGAATCTTCTATGTTACAATATGGAACATAGCAACCATCCCTGGTCATGGACCCGAACACTGAGGTGTTCCACCTATGGATCGGAACGAGTGTGCGAGCAAACGCTGGCCAGTGGGCCAGGTGCGGAACGAGCGACAGCGAGCAGACAGAGGCCACTCCCATCAGGATTCCAACCATGAGGATGATTATGTGAAGACCGGAGGTCTCAGGATTGGTGATCTAGTCCTCTCTAATATACCATTTACTTCATTGACAATACCAGGACAGCCTGGTACAATTCCCATATAGGCAGGAATTTTACCTAAATCAGAGGCCCACTATGTTAGATACCATATCCTACGATTATACTACCACTTCAGGAGAGCTTAAGACATACTCCTATCCTAAAGCCCGCTATTCTGATCCAACCCGTCCTGATAGACGTACTGCAAAGTCTGAGGGCAGAAAGAAGCAGGGATGGCAGATTTCTGAGATGTGGGATAGTCATCATGAGATTGCTAGAAGACTGGTCCTAGGACAGTCATCTAAAGATATCGCTGAGGCGATGGGCTGTTCCCCTGCAACTGTATCTCATGTGAAGAACTCTCCAGTGGTTAAGGATAAGTTGTCCATAATGCGTGCTGCACGGGATGCCGGCACAGTGGACTTGGCTCGGGAGATTGCAGACCTAGCTCCTCTTGCCATACAGAGGATCAAAGAGGTCTTGGAGGCAGGCTCCGTGCTGGGCAAGGAGGCCTCTGCATCTGTAATCTTGAAGGAGGCTAATGGTCTCCTGGATAGGGAAATGGGTAAGGCCATTCAGCGGGTTGACACCCGTGGTATTCATGCCCATCTTTCGATGGAAGACCTTGACAGGATTAAGCAGAGGGCCCAAGAACTAGCGGGTCTTAACGAATAGTCCCACCTACCCACCGCCGCGCATGCGCAGAGGCCACTTCAGACCTCTTAGCGGTACAACTTGTTCTGGAGGAATCAAGATGAACCTTTACACCTCGGTTATAGTAGCACTTTCTCTCATGATGGGCACCATCAGTGGATGCTCCGCCAGTATCAATTTCACCGACATAGCGTTCTCTCAGAAGGTGGACGGATCGGGGACGGGAACTATGAAGACCGAGGCCGATGGTCTCACCAACTCAGCCTCACCCACGCAGGACGCAAGTGGTAGCGCAGCTACCCAAGGGGCGATGTCCGCCCTCGAAGGCATTAAGGACTCTGTGGCCAAGTACCTTCCAGTGGCCACTTCGTCTACAGATAATTCAGTAGTCTCCTCAGTGCCCACCGCGCCCGCGGCGGAGAAGCCACCTCAGGTGATTCCTCCTACCCCTACTCCTACGCCCAGTGAAGATCCAGTGATTGAGGAAGGCGAAGTTGGCACTGGGGTGCCAGGAGTGAGTGAATCCCTTGAGTACAACTCCAAGGAGTCTTACAATTCGTACGGAGTACGTAATGGTAGGCAAGCTTGGAGGATCAATAAGAAAGGGACTTCTTTTGGACCTGGGCCCATTAAGTTCGTATTCTCCTCGGGGAAGGAA